TATGAGTGCGAGTGCTGCGTCCGTTGCCCTCTCTGTTTCAAGACAGAGAAGGCTACTGGCGTAGCAGTTTGTGGGACAGAGTGTACCTGGCACTCTCCCATGAGCGATGACAGCCCCACTTCCGCCACCTCGGCGGGTCTCCTTCATCCACAGGCTCGATCACGTCTGGTCGAGCAGTATGGGTTTTGGACGGGGCACAAGGTCTTTCTCTCGCTCTGGGTGAAGTGTGCTGTTATCGAGAGTTTCCCGTTCTTCGCTACGGGCATCTCGATGATTTCACTCATTTCATTCTCGGGACTTTACAGTCTCGCTGCTCTGTGTTTTACTTGGAGCCTGGCCCCTTTTTCTCCAGTTGGACTTGCTCTGACGGGAGTCATGGCTATGGCCATGTGTATTCGCCCTGTAAATTTTTCGAACGAGCTCCACACTCAATTTTCAGATGCCTTCAACGTCATCTTCGAGAAGCTCCCAATTGGTTGGGGTCTTCCTCTTGGTACAGCGTACTACGTTTCCCAGGTTCTTCGACTTTCCTGTGCATTAGGCACGGGCGTTATTTATTCTAGTTTGTACTCGTACGCGTCTTTCGCGTACGTTAATGTTCTACTTTTAGGACATGTCTCGTTTACCGGGACCATTTTTCATGTAACCACCATGCTATATTATACTTACACTTGTTTTTTCGGTTTTGTAGAGAGTTCTCGATATTTCGGTCGCAATGACACCAGCAACTCCTGGTATGCCGACCGTAAACTCCGAGAGCTCGGCCTTGATCCTGAGAAAGTTAAGGCCGCTTTTCTCATGCTCATAGCTTTCATCTCGTTTCACGCTCTCGCCGTTCGTCTGAAGGGTGATGACGCAGGAGAACGAGTTGAAGAAGCTGAGCCCGGCGAGGTCTCAGACTCCCCTCCCGAGGCGGAGGTCACGAGAGTGATCTCTGCTGGGAAGGTCATCACTCCCCTCCAGGTGCCGTTTTATGACGTTGTGTGCACTAAGGAGAGTATGTGGGGCAGCAAGACCGAGTCGATTAAGTTCTCCACCTCCCAGATTCCGCTCGATCTTCTTATTTTGAAGGTCAAAGCGAATATGGTACGTCTTGGTGTTGAAACTTTTACCGGCGCGGCCCAGACTGGAGGGTTCTTCATTCACAGCAATCTCATCATCACAGTATACCATAGCTTATCCCAGCTCCTTCAGAAGGGGGCTTGCGTTTATGCTAAGGCTGTTGTGAACGGAGAGTTTACTGAGATCATGCCAAGGTGTGCTTACACGAGTTTGGACGTGTCGATGCTTCCGTCGCGCTCAGCGCACGTTGACGACACGAACGACCTCGTGGTCTTCTCTACCGAAGGCAGTGCTCGAAAGAGTTTGCGAAAGTACGTCGCACGTTCGAACACACTTGCCGTTCCTTTCAAGGCTGTGCTGATTTTTATGACGAAGGAGGGGGAGACGCAGGTTGTGAGGGGTTCTGCACGTGTGAACCGTGTCGCCGCTTCCTCTCCCGATGGAGAGCTCATGTACACTGCTCCCCAGTTTCTCTTTCTGGGAGATACCCCGTTCGACGGCTTTCTCGGCATGTGTGGCGGTGCTCTTATAGCACATACTACTACACACTGCTCCATCGTCGGGGTCATAGCATCTATCACTGAGCTGGAACATGCTTCTGGCACACACGCTATCGGTTGCCTTCCTCTTTTGGAGTCGAAGCTCGACAGGATAGATGAGAAGTTTGGTCATTCGATCCCCCTCTCTTTCCCCGACGAGATTCGTCAGGACTCAGTCCGCGCGGTCACAGTTTCCGCCGACTTTGAGCCCGGCAGGTCTCATTACGAGTTTGTCAAGGAGCAGGGCAACTTGGAACGAGTCTATGGCGCCACTCAGGTGCTTGGATGGGTCCCGGGTTCCGTCGTGTACCCGCAGACTCGGACTCAGTGGTACGGAGTAGACTGGTCGAAGGACGTGTTTAGAACCTTTCCTGAGTTCAAACACGACAACGTGCCTCCGAAGTTTAGAGGAGTCCACACCGAAGAGGGTTTCCTCTCTCCGGGCAGACATGCGATTGAGGATCTCCGGGGGGAGATGGCGCACCCCATGCGCCCCTTCTTCGAGCTTGCTGTTCGCAGCGTTCTCGAAGAACGTTGGAAGTATATAGGTCTCTACGACCTGTACGTTCCGCTTCCCTATGACGGGGATGTCAGCTGGGCCTTTTCAGGATTAGCTGGCAGTGTCATGCATCAGGGCATCAAGCGCACCACCGGTGCGGGATTCCCTTTTGCAGGAGACAAGGCGGACTACTTCGACTACAACGAGGACGAGACAATCCGCCTCAAGCCAGAGATGAAGGAGCAAGTCGACGCTCTCATCTCCGCCATGGAGTCTGGACGCAGACAGACGGTCGTTACTCGCGGCACCTACAAAGACGAGCCTCGCTCGTTGGAGAAGGTGCAGAAGAGGAAGATCCGGTTGTTTGCGCCGTACTCTCTGGACACTTACCTCGCCCACCAGGTCATCATGGAACCTCTAGTCCAGATCAGTGTTCTTGCTCGTCGCAGGAACATGACTTTGGGTGGGATGTCGGTGTTTTCGGAGGAGTTTGCTGACATCCGTCGGGACAGGGAGTCGACTCACCCGCACGTCATTCTGGGTGACTTCTCGAAGTTTGACAAGCGGACCTCACATCAGGTCCTGTACGCCACCCGTATGATAGACTTCGCATGCATTCGCGAGGGAAAGTGGTTCAAGTCGTTGAGCTGCGTGGAGGCAGAGGCTTTCACCACCTACTTCATGACCGCAGCCAGCGATTCCAGCAATGCTCTCCTCATCGTTGACGGAGAGATGCTGAATCCTGGACATTCCACGTCGAGCGGCGGTCCTGACACCTACAGTCAGAACTGTTCCACGCACAAGATCATCGCACGCGAGTGCGCTCTGATCATTGTGTTCTCGGTCGCATGTGGCATGGCTGGCTTTCTGGACAAGTCCAGGAACCCAGAGAAG